AGTTCTGGTGAACTTAAATATTTAGTAGACTCTCCTAAGTTTATATCAGAAGCGGACGCTAGAAATTTAGCTCTAGATAATTTAAAAAAATATAATTTAGATTACATATGGCTAGTTGACTCTGATGAGTTTTATACTAAACGAGATATTGAAGAAATACAAAAGTATGTGGAAAGTTCTAGCAAAAGCTTATTTAAAATAAGCTTAAGAAATTATGTATTCGACACTGATCACTACTTAGAGGAACCTTTTTGTCCTCCAAGAATATTTAAAACAAAAATAGTTATCCCAGAACTAGAAAACTTTATTGAGTTAGATAAATTTTATTGGGATAATGACATTTGTTACATATTTGATAACAAGTATATAAAATATGACGATGTGGAAAATTTAACAGTCATACCAGAGTCTATAGCGATAATAAAACATTTTACTTGGCTGAATGACAAAATAGGCAAAAGGAAAGTCGAATATCAACATAAGCATTTCGGTCATTGCGGATACAGGTGGAATAGCGAAAAAGAATCTTTAGAATTTGATTTAGATTTTCATAAGGCTAATAATCTGGAAATACCCACAGTTAGATGTGTTTACGATGATTAAGGTAAAAATATATGGAGCCAAAGAGTATTGGTGTCAGGTTCCTCGGATAAAAGATGGATTTAAAGGCTTGGGACATGAGGTGACACAAGGTGATAATTATGATTTTGTTTACGCAAACAATTTTGATTATAGCGATATAGATTCAGAACATCGAGACTCCGCAATATCAAACAAAGGATTTAAAATATTCAATGTTCTAGATATTCCCCCTCATATACCAGATTTTCCCATAGATAAACTAAAGGATCAATTATCTCAGGCAGATATTGTGACCTGTATTAGCAATCCTGTTAAAAAACAACTTAGTGACATAGGGATAAAATCCGAAGTAATATGGAATCCAATAAAAGATATTTTTTATGATTCTAACATGAAGCGAGAAATAAATTGTTTGTATGTTGGTAGATGGACAGATCCCAATAAAAGATTTAAATTGTTAGATAACATAGAAAAATTTATAGTTGGTCCCACTGGTCATGGCGCTAATGGAAATTATTTAGGATTAGTGAATGATACTTCACTTAATCAATTATATAATTCTACAAAAATAGTTGCCCTTCCATCTAAATTTGAGGGACTTGGTTTACCAGCTTTAGAGGCTATGGCAGCAGGGGCGATTCCGCTTGTTTGTAGTGATAACCCTAATTCAAAACTTTGTCCTGATTTTTGTGTCGCAGAACCAACCATTGAATCAGTTACCACCACTTATAATTCTCTTATCAATCACTTTACACGTTTTCAAGGTGTTATTATTGATGAGTGGACTCCTTGGATTCAAAAAAAGTTTTCTAAATTTAGTGTTGCTAAAAATATTATTGATTTATATAATAGCAAGTCAAAATGAAGAAAATAATTATTACAGGCGTTACAGGGCAAGATGGTAGCCATATGGTTGATTATCTTCTAAAGCATACACAGCACACGATTATTGGGGGCGCTAGAAGACTTAGTGTTAAAAACCATAAAAACATTAAGCACCTACAAGATAACGAAAGATTTTTTCTAATCGACCTAGATGTTTCAGATCCTCAAAATACAGAGAGAGTCATTTCTGAACACAAGCCAGATTACTTTATTAACTTTGCCGCTAATTCTTTTGTAGGCAGTAGTTGGAAGATGCCTGTCAACCATATGCAGACAAACGCTATGGCGGTTTTGCATCAATTAGAGGGCATTAGAAAACACGCTCCACATTGCCGATATTACAATGCTGGCTCATCTGAGGAGTTTGGTGATGTGGTATCTACGCCGCAGGATGAAACGCACCCACTGCGCCCCAGAAGCCCGTATGGAGCAGCTAAGTGCGCTGCTAGACATCTTGTCAAAGTTTACAGGGATTCATATGATTTGTATGCTGTTCAAGGTTGGCTTTTCAACCATGAAGGCGTTAGAAGAGGAGAAGAGTTTGTTACTAGAAAGATAACAAAAAATGTTGCTAGAATATTAAAAGACTTTGAGCAAGGCAAGACAATCAAGCCTCTACAACTCGGCAATGTTGATTCTAAAAGAGATTGGAGCGATGCAGAAGATTTTATTAAAGGTGTTTGGTTGATGCTAAATCAAGATAGGAAGAACCCCAAAGACTATGTATTATCTTCTAACGAAACACACACAATTAGAGAGTTTGTGGTTGAAGCTTTTAATTTTGCTGGTTTTCATCGAAGTGTTTCTGAATGGAGGGGTGAAGGATTAGAGGAAAAGTATTTTCATGGCAAAGACTGCTTTGTAGAAATCAATGAAGATTTTTATCGTCCAGCTGAAGTTGATTTACTGTTAGGAGATTCTACTAAAGCTCGCGAGTATTTGGGGTGGCACCCGAAGACGAACTTTACCCAGCTTGTAGAAAAAATGGTTCGTCATGACATTGAGATGTTATGTTGACACTCTATCTCGTTGGTGTATATTTCGTATATGCCAAAGGGTAAAAAGAAGTGTCCTGAGTGCCAAGCCATAGTTGGAGCTGCTAAAAAAACTTGCTCATGTGGCTTTACTTTTAGTGCCGCCAAAAAAAATGAGCGGATAGTGGAGCTTTTTGCAATTAAAAAAGCGCCGACTTTTGCGGAATGTAAGAGGTCATTCTTAAAAAGAATGCTGGGCAATCAAAAGCCTACTAGCTATGCCTTGGAAATGTCTGTTGTCAAGAAGATATTCGAGGGGTTTAACAACGACCTTGATTTTTTATCAAAGGTCAAGCCTCCCTTTGAATTTAAAAATAGTATTAAATATTTTTTAACCAAAGAAGGTAAAGAATATTTATTAAGGAAGTATAGGGAGTTTTATTACAAACCTCCAGAAAAGGATAAATTTGTTGACAATCGAGTTAAATCTGGAGAAGATATATTGAGTAAAAATATAAAAACATTAAAAGAATTTTTAGATGACTAACATGAAGAAAAAAAGTGGTTCGATAGAATATACAGAAGCATTCCTTAAATCAAACAAAGATTATCACTACAACTTACAAGAGACAGCAGAACCATATCTAGTCTCTAGTGGGTCCATGATTCTAGATCACGTTTTGGGTGGTGGTTTTGGATCTGGGCTACACAGATTCCTTGGAGCGAATGAAGGAGGCAAAACAAATGAGGCTCTGCATGTTATGCATAACATGCTCAAGACAGTAGAAAATTCCAAAGGTCTTTTTGTAATGGCTGAAGGCAGACTAAGCAAAGAAATCAAAGATAGGGCGGGAATTAAATTTGTCCATTCAGCAGCAGATTGGGTTATAGGCACATGTTTGGTTCTTGAGTGTCACATTATGGATACTATGATAGACTTCTTGAGAGGCTTGGTGAAAAACAATACTGATAAAGAAAAATATTGTATTGTAATAGACAGCATGGATGGACTTATTACAAAAGAAGATTTAGAAAAAGGATCTTCTGATGCTAGGAAAGTGGCAGGAGGAGCCTTGATGACCTCAGACTTCCTTAAAAGGATTAGTTTGGGTATGAGCAAATTTGGTCACATGTGCATCATGATCTCTCAAGTAAGATCAACTATCTCCACAAGCATGTATGCGAAGCAAGACCCAAACAACCAAACAAACAGTAGTGGTGGTAATGCTATCTTACATTATCCAGACTGGATTCTGGAGTTTAAGAAACAAAATAAAAGCGACAAAATCCTAGAAAAGCCTAAAGAGCAAATCCATGCTGATAACAAGATCTATGGTCATAATGCGAAAGTCGCCATCCTAAAATCAACAAACGAGTCTACAGGCAGACTTGTTTTCTATCCAATAAAACATGGTAGAAAAAATGGTAGATCTATCTGGTTAGAAAGAGAAGTTGTTGACATGCTCTTGATGTGGGGTTATTTAGAGAAATCTGGAGCTTGGATCAAAGTTGATGACAAGGTAAAAAGCTACCTGCAAGATAACAAGATAGAAACAAAAGACTCTTATCAAGGAATTAATGCAGTTTATGATCTTCTGGAATCAGATGAAAAAATCACCTCTCTGCTCGTTGATTTTGTAAAAGAAAATATTTTAAGTAATGACATTTCTGTGTGCTAATGGCCGAGAGAGAAAAATAAAGAGCGTCAGCAAATATTTGATTGACTGGGAAGGCGGTTGCAAAAGCGGGATACAAAAAGATGTAAAACAACAAATAAAACCTTACTGGTTTGCTGATGTTGTCTTTGAAGAGTTCCCTGTTGCTGGAACAAGAATGACTCTTGACTTCTACAATGCTACTACTAAGGTCGCTATAGAAGTTGATGGAAATCAACATTATAGGTTTAACAAATTCTTTCACAGCAACTCTAGGCAAAACTTTCTTGAGCAACTTAAGAGAGATGAGAAAAAAGAGTATTTTTGTGAGATCAATAATATTAAGCTTATCAGAGTTTTAGAATCAGATGTAATTGATTCTGATAAATACCCCAAAGACCTTATTGAAAATTTAACATGCGATTAGAGCAAGAAGATTCATCAGGAGGATTGCCACAATCCTTGCTTGATAAAATATACGACTCATCTGGATCATCAAATGGTGGCAATAAAGGATTTATGTTATTCTATGTAAATAAAGATGGATGCCCAAGTATGACAAGCAAGACCGAAAACCCTTGTGTTGATATGGCATTAGGTAAGCTAATAGAGCTGGCAATGAATAAAAAAGAAGATGACATAAATTTATGATCTACTCGTTTGATTTAGAAAAAAAGGTTCTTAGTGGTATACTACAACATCAGCACAAGTGGGAAGAAATCTCTATCTATCTAAATGATAGTGACTTCTATTCCGAGGACTCAAAGGTAAACGTCTCAATATTCAAGCTTCTTAAAAATGCACTAGATAATGCAGAGACAATTGATGAAACTATTTTAGTTCAAAGGATACAGCAGCTAAAAGCTAGTTTCCCCGATAGTGTCGATATCGCTGAGTATGTGTTTTCGTTAGCATTTTACAAGATAACCGAGGACATATTCATCAGCTCAGTCAAAGAGCTTAAAAAGTATAGTGCTCGTAGAGAAATATACACAAGCTGTAAAAAGGTTGCCTCTTTTGTAAAGAGTGCCGACCCCAATCTTAAATATGGCGATATTATTGAGCAGTCTGACCAGATATATAATAAGAACATAAAAGATTTTGAAATGACTGAGGCTGGGCCAGTCAATCTTTTTGATATGATGGAAGAGGTTGTTGAAGATCGTGGTAACAATCCAGTTGAGGATTTTGGTATGCTTGGTCCTCACAAACGTATCAATGATATGTATGGGTCTTTATTGCTTGCGGGAAACATCTCTGTTATCGTTGCTAGATCAGGAGTTGGTAAGACGAACTTCTGCATGGATTTTACGACTAAAGTTTCTGCTGAACATGGAGTCCCAGTTCTTCATTTTGACAATGGAGAGATGAGTGAAGAGGAGCTTATCTTTAGGCAGTGCTCTGCTATGACTGGAATACCTGTTTGGCTTTTACAAACTGGCAAGTGGAGAACAACTTCTTACAAAGATTGGACTTCAGAGCAGGTTGTAGCCAAGGTTAGATCTGCATGGAATAAAATCAAAAACATGAAATTTTATTACGAGAATGTTGCTGGTCTTTCTCCTGATGAAATGTGTTCACTGCTTAAAAGATTTTACTTTTCAAAAATAGGCAGGGGTAACGAACTTATTTTTAGTTTCGATTATATCAAGAGTGACTTTGGTAGTATCGGAAAAGTGGATGGGTGGCAGCAAGTTTCTTATTTGGTTCACAAGTTCAAACAAACCATACAAAGAGACTTGTCGTTTGATGGCAAGCCTTGTGTATCAATGTTGACCTCTGTGCAATCTAACAGACTTGGAATTACAAACAACAGAGCTGCTGGTTCAATTGTAGACGATGAAAGTGTTGTGTCACTTTCTGACGGGATCACACAGTTTTGTTCTCACCTTTTTCTGCTTAGAAGAAAGGTTGCTGATGAGATACATGAAGAGGGAGCTAACTTTGGAACACACAAGCTGATAAACCTAAAGGCTAGGCATCTAGGTCGAGATGCATTACGAGCTATTCACCCAGTAGAAATGCCCGATGGCTCTAAGAGACAGAATTTTATTAATTTAAATGTTGAAAACTTTAGAATCACTGAGTGTGGAGATCTTCAAGATATAGTCAACGCATTCAACGGAGGGGGTATTGAAGTCAATACAAACGACTCAGATGAAATACCCATAAATCTCAGAGCTTGATGAACTATAAAGAGGTTTTAGAAAATCTTGGCTATCGCCTTAAAGATCATGGAGCATACTGGAGAACAAACGCAGTATATAGATCTGGTGATAACTCTACAGCATTGCAGATATATAAAGATACAGGAGTCTGGAAAGACTACGTAGAAGACTCCTCCTTCATGCCTTTTGAAGCGCTTCTTCAAAAGACTCTAAATACAAAAGATCCTAATGCGGTAAAGCACTATTTAAATGATAATGGTGTAAATATAGGTGCAAGAATAAAGCAAAAGCACTTATTGAAAGAGGAAAAAACATACTCACCTAATGTCTTACAAAAGCTACTGCCTCATCATGACTTTTACATTGATAAAGGCATGTCTAAAGAGACATTACAGGACTTTAAATGTGGTTTAGCCATGTCAGGGAAGATGTATCAGCGCGTCATCTTTCCTATATTCAGGAAAGACGGTAGAATTCACGGTTTTTCAGGAAGAAAGGTTACAGATGACGATAGACCAAAATGGTTGCATATGGGTAAATCATCTAACTGGTTTTATCCATACTACAACATACAGCATGTTCAAGAGTCTATACTGGAGAAGCAGTCCGTTCACATAGTTGAGTCTGTTGGTGACTGTTTATCTCTATACAACAGTGGGGTAAAAAATGTTTTAGTCTCATTCGGCTTGAACATATCTCCTAAATTTATATCAAGGCTATCTATGCTCCCAGTGAGCAAGATATTCATATCATTCAATAATGATCATTCATCCTCTGTAAATAGGGGCTTTGAAGGAGCTATTAAATCTATTTTTAAGTTGGTCGATTCAATTGACTTTGATAAAATTTATTTTATCCCACCAGAAAAAAATGACTTTGGAGAGATGAGTGCAGAGCAAATAGAAAAATACAGCTCTGAGTGCTATAATATGGAACATAGTGATTCTATGCAAAATATTATTAGTATCGCTAAAAAAATGAATGATAGGGGTGTCAATAAGAGTTTTTCATCATCTTTTGCAAAACTTGTGAAGAAAAACAAATTTCATTATGCAGAATTCTGATAACAAACCTCTTTCTGCATCACGGATAAAAACCCTACAGACCTGCTCTTGGCAATATTGGTGCAAATATCATCTTAAGCTACCTGATAAATCAAATGAGGGCAGCTTAAGAGGCACTATATGTCATGCTATATTTGAAAATCTTGGCAATCCTAGACACAAGAAGCATTACACTAGGATTGTAAAAACCCAAAACACTTATGCTTCTCCTCCCATCAAGAGAATGGTTGAGGCTTATGCCAAAAAGTATAAAATAGATGATTTTGAGAACATGGATCTCATAAATCAGATGACCGTAGAGGGTCTAAACTACGACTTTTTTGGAGATAAAGACGGCAAACCCACTGAGTCGATAAGCGAGAAAGATTTCGATATATCTGTGACAGAAGATGGTAAAAACTACAGAATATTGGGTTTTATTGATAAATTATTCCTATTTAAAAGAAAAAAGATTGCAGTAATTAGGGATTTTAAGACATCCAAGCAGATTTTTTCAGGTAAAGAATACACAGACAACATGCAAAATCTGATGTATTGCCTTGCAGTCAAGCATCTTTACCCAGAATTCATGAAACGAAAGATGGAGTTTTTGTTTCTTAAGTTTGATTGCAACAATGATGGCTGTTGCAGCATGGAGCCACTAGATAATGATGAACTAGAAGGGTTTGAATATTTTCTTACAGAAGTCCAGCAAATTATCAATAATTATAATGTAAAAATAGCCTCTAAAAATCTAGCGTATAATAAGGGCTATATGGACAGAGATGCTGGGTTTGCGGGTAGGGTTGTGTGTGGGAGAGCAGACTATGCTGGACAGTTAAAAAAAGATGGCACTCCAATGTGGCATTGTCCATTTAAGTTCCCCAGAGACTACTATGTTTTAGTCAATGAAAAAGGAGACTGGATAGCCTCTGCCGATGAACGAGAAACTCTTGTTGACAGAGTAAAAAATGGCTTAAAAATAGAGAAGGCAAAATACGAGGGATGTCCTGCATTTTCATTTGACAAGCGTATAGAACTTCTGTAATCTCAGGGGGTGATACCATTATTTAAGAGCACTTTTAGCATAGGTAGGTCTCTCTTGAGGGTTGAGGATCTAGTTGATATAGCTCAGTCTGGAGACGTAAAAAGAATGATATTAGTAGAGGATAACTTCTACGGATTCAGAGTTGTCAATAAAGCCTTTCTTAATATTGGGGTGCCTTTGGTTTACGGTGTTAAGCTTCCTGTTGTCCAATCAGATTTATCTGAACAATCTAGTAAACTGATATTCTTTCCCAAAAACAACAAAGGGGTAAACAATGCCAGAAAACTATATACAAAATGTTATACCAGCGAAGGCGACTGTTTAAATCTTTCTAAGCTAGAAGATAACGAGTTAGAAGAAATTAGTATTGGTGTCCCGTTCTATGATTCATATGTTTACAATAACATTTTTCATTTTGGTATGTGTGACTTGTCTTTGAAAAAGTATGATCACTTTTACATAGAGGAATCTAACAACCATCCTTTTGACTTTCAGATCAGCGCGGTTCTTAAAAAAATGAAAGTAAAAACAGAGAAAGCAAAAAGCATATATTACAGAGATAAAGATGACTTTGAGGCATTTCAAATGTATAAGGCTGTGTGCTCTAGGAAACAAGGCAGAGTCCCAAGCTACAGCAATCCAAGACTCAATGACTTTTGCTCTAATGAATTTAGCTACGAATCTTTTTTAGAAAATGTTGCCAAGTAATCAAAAATATCTCGTCTTCGATACAGAGACAGAGGGCTTAAATCTACACTCATCCAAGACTTGGCAGTTATCTTGGATAATTTGTCAGGGATCAAAAATCCTAGAAACTCATGATGAGTTTATAGCTCATAAACATCTGAATGTTTCAGAGGGTGCGAAAAGAGTAACAGGATTTAATTGGGAAACGTATAGCAAAAAGAGTAAAACTTTATCGCAAGTTTGGTCTAAATTTGAGAAGTATATATTTGATCCTCAATACATTGTAATTGGTCAAAACCTGTTAGGTTTTGATGTATATATGGTTGCAGCTCTGCAACGGATGCTTGGTCAAACCCCAGACTATTCTTACTTACCTAGAATATACGACACAAGGGCTTTAGGCAAGGCATACAGAGAAGAGCTTGATAGACCGAAGGGCAATCTTCTTAGCTGGCAATACAAAATCATAAACGATAGGACACTGAAGGCTAAGGTTTCTCAAAATCAACTATTGAAGTTTTTCGATATAGATTTTGATGAAGATAAACTCCATGATGCTCTTTATGATATAAAAATGTGTTATCAAATCTTCTTAAAACTAAAGAAACACATGGACCTGTAATGTTTGAAGATTTTACACCATACGATGATTGTGAACCTGCGGGTGTAGAACTACCCAAAACAATTGTTGACCTTAAAAAGCTAAAAGAGATAGGTCTCGGTCCAGATAGCTCAACTAAAGATATATTATATGAACTAGCCAGAAAAGGTTTGAGAGATAAAGGTATAACTAAGTATGAAAATAAAAACGACTATTACCAACGAGCAAAACAAGAGCTTGAGACCTTTGAGGAGCTTGGATTCACAGATTATATTTTACTTAACTGGGACGTTCTAAATTTTTGTCATGACAATAACATTCCAACTGGTGCTGGCAGGGGTTCTGCTGCTGGCTCTCTTGTATTATATCTCCTTGGAGTAACAAATATTGACCCTATACCTCACGACTTGTTCTTTGAGAGATTTGTATCTAAATCTAGGGCAAAGACTGTGATAGATAAACGAGGCAAGGAATTCTTAGTTGGTAGTTTGCTTCCTGATGTTGACTCAGACATATCTTATGATCAAAGACATAAGGTCATAGAATACATTGAAAGAAAACATCAAGGTAGAACAGCCAAGATTCTTACATTCAACACTTTCAGCTCTAAGCTCTGCATACGAGAGGCTACTAAATATTTTGATGAGGCTAAAGAGGACGAAGCTAATCAGGTGTCAGATATGATACCAAAACTGCATGGCAAAGTATTCCCTTTATCACAATCAAAAGAAGAGTCAGATAAATTTAGATCATGGGTAAAAAAACATGAAAAGACTTATAAAAATGCACTTAAGATAGAAAACCTTCCTAAAAACACGGGAGTCCATCCCTCTGGAATTGCTATCTGCTCAGAGGATATAGGAAATGTAGTTCCACTACAAAAAACAAAAGATGGAGACTTAGTTACAGGATATGATATGTCTGATGTAGCAGACCTAATGGTTAAGTTTGATATACTAGGTCTAAGAACTTTAACGATAGCTCACAAGACTTGCGAGAAAGTCGGCATAGATATTGAAGACATAGATCCAAATGACAAGATGATCTATGAGATCTTGCAGGATTTTAAACATCCAATAGGTCTTTTTCAGATCTCTGCTGAAACAAACTTTAAAGTTTGTAAAGATATAAAACCAGTTGATATAAATGAACTTTCAGATGTTGTCGCTTTAGCTAGACCAGCAGCCTTAGAGTTTGTTAGTGTCTATAAAACACAAAAAGAGTTTCCCTCTCAACTGGACCTAAATGAAGACCTTGATGCTATACTTTCTTGGTCTAAAAACGTCATTCTATATCAAGAGCAGTTGATGCAAATTGCTCATAAAGTTTTTGGCCTTACCCTTGAAGAAGCTGAGATCCTTAGAAGAATTGTTGGCAAAAAGAAGGTCGATGAAATGCCCAAATGGAAAGATAGGATTTACGAGGCGGCGAGAGAAAATAATCTTGATGAGGAAATTAGTGACTTCTATTGGAACTCACTGGTTGCTGCGTCTCACTACTCATTTAACAAGTCTCATAGCTTTGCTTATGCCGATCTTGCTGCCAAGACTGTTTACTTAAAACACAAGTATCCACAGGAGTTTTTCCTATCTATTTTGGAGTGCGCCGAGTTTGACCCAGAACCTTTGCAGACAGTATCTGGAGTAAATGAAGAGTTATCTGATTTTGATATGCTTATGTTGCCTCCATGCCTTTTTAAGTCTGAATTTGATTTTACAATTGAAGAAGGTAATATTAGATATGGCTTAAACAGCATCAAGGGCATATCTTTAAAATCAATAAAAAGCCTGATTGATTTCCGAGGTATGGAATTCAATAACAAATACGAAGTATTCGTAGCCGCCAAGCAATGCGGTATAAACATATCTGTTTTATCAGCACTGATTCAAGCTGGCACTATGGATCACACCAAGACGAATAGAACCAGAATGGTTCTAGAAGCTCAATCATTTAACTTACTAACAGACAGAGAAAAAAGAAACTTCTCTAAAATAGGAGAGAGGTTTGGCTATGATATACTAAATGCTATATCGGAGGTTTTGGAAAAACAAACTCTTGGAGATGACAACAAGCCTATAATGTCTCAAAAAAGATTTAAAACATTTAGAGCTAAGTTTGATAAATATAAAAAGATTTATAATCAAAATAAAAAACATGAAATGTTTGCCAAGTGGAGATATGAAAGTTCTCTTCTTGGTTATAGTTATTCTCATAACCTTAGAGAATGTTTTCAAGATAGGTTTTCATCGCTGATTGATTTGAAAGAGGTCGAAGACTTAGTAGATCGGCAAAACTTCCAAGTTGTTGGTGAGGTAAAAGATTTCTTTACAAGAACATCTCAAAATGGTAATAAATACATGATGCTATCAGTCTCTGATAATACAGCGACAAAGACATTCTTATTTATGGATAATCAAAGAGAAGCTAGATTAACAAACTTCCTAGATAGCAAATACAAGCTTGCCAAAAGTAAAGTAATTGTTATATCAGGATCTAAAAGCAATAATACATTTTTTGTAGATAATGTAAGTCCAGTGGAAACAGATATATATATGAAATTGAGGGAGGTGAAAGATGCCTAGTTTACCCCTAACTCCACATATCGAAGGGGTTCTTGAAAAAACTAGAGAGCTTTCTGCTATTCTGCACAGAAATGGAGCAGACATAGACTTATTTTTCCACTGCTTCTTAAATGATTTGAGTCAATCTTGTGCGACCATATTTAAAAAAGTAAATGTCGATCCTAGAGATTTATTAAAAGAATCCAGAGAAGTTCTCAACAAGAAGCGCAAGAATAAGAATTCTACAAAATCTCTTAAAACAGATATACGCAAATTATTAAAAGAAGCGGAGCAGGTATCTAAAGAAAATTTTGAATTAGATTATATACCTCCAGAGATAGCGCTGATGATGTTTTTTGACGAAAAACATGCACCAAAGGTTATTAAGAAACTTTATCCACAAGGTAACGAGGAAGCAGATTGCATTATTTTGGGATTTATAACCGAGTGCTCTCTAACAGCTAAGGATTTTGAATTATCAGACGAACTAAACACATTGTCGATTGACAAGCCTGATGACTGGATCGACATGTTCGATAAGAACGAGATTCTTTCTCAATTTGCTGAAAATTTAAACTTAAAAGCTTTAGAGGGAGAGTTTGACAAGATAGTTGATTTTGATGGCAAGATGGATGAGCTGTCTACAACTCTTTGTAGAAAGAAAAAGCCAAATGCACTTTTAGTTGGTCCAGCGGGGACTGGTAAAACATCTCTCGTAGAGGGGCTAGCTAATAAAATAGTTATGGGTGATGCTCCAGAGCTTATAGCAAATAAAGTTATATATTCTGTTAGCTTATCTAGCATGGTAGCTGGCACAGAATACAGGGGTCAGTTTGAAAAACGCTTAGAGGACTTTGTAAATGAAGCAAAGAAATATACTAATCTAATTTTGTTTATTGATGAGGTCCACACGTTGATAGGTGCTGGAGGAGCTACTAGCAATTCTCTGGAAGCTTCTAACATACTTAAACCAGAACTTGCCAGAGGAACAATTAGTTGTATTGGCGCTACTACAATCAACGAATACACAAATACTATTAAGAGAGACACTGCTCTAGATCGTAGATTTGAGAGAATTATAATTAGAGAACCCTCTAGATTTGAGATGGAGGAAATTCTTCCTACTATTGCTTCATATTACGAAAAATTTCACACAGTTAAATATAGTGATTCTTTCTTGGATAATGTTATAGACTACTGTGAAAAGTATATACCTAACAAATTTTATCCTGACAAAGCAATTGACATAATAGATCACTGCGGGGCACAAGCTAAAGTTAATTTTTGGCATGTTACACCATCTATAAAAGAAATACAGGTGGAGACAATGCAAGCCGCCCTAGATCCAGAGAAAGATCACACAGAGCTTTTAGAAAGACTTAATGATAGCCTAGAGAAATGGACAGAGGGCGTCCCAGAAGAAAAACCAGAGGTAAAGCTTTCACATTTAAAGGACTTCTTCTCTAAAAAAAGAAACCCATTGAGTAATACGGTCCTCATAGACAAGTGCTTTAAGTGCATTGAGAAGTCAATAGTCGGACAAAAAGAACTCCTCAAAAACCTAAAAGAGAAAATAACTTTATCTTCTCTTGGTATTAGAAAAACAGATAACTTTTCTTCTCCTGATTGTTATGTTATTAGCGGATCTAAGTTCAGTGGCAAGTCTTACTTCCTTGATATATTCAAAGACACATTACAAAAACATGGAGTAAATGTTCTTTCATACAGTGGTGTGCATTTTGCTGATTTGTATGCTCCTCATAAGATCGCGACCTCTCAGGGCAATAATACATCTCTTTGCGAGAAAGTTTTAATCACTCCAAATAGCGTCATTATCATAGATGATTTTCACAAAGTAGATAACTCTTCTATACCCTTATTTAATCAAATATTTAAGGACGGTAGGTTTCAGATGAACAATGGCGACATGGCTGATTTCACCAATTGCATTATCTTTCTAACAAGTGATTTGTCTAATAGTCAATCATCTATGGGCTTTCAAGAAGCCAGATCAGATAAGGATAATCTCATGATTCATCCAGATATATTGAAGCACGTTGATGAGTGCTTTCCATTGAAGGAAATAGATGAAAGAGGTCTTAGGAGAATACTCTGGATGAAACTTAAGAGACTTAAGAACAGACTCAAAGACAGTGACATAGAACTTAATTTTGATTTTAAATACATAAAATCAATCATAGATAGCCTATCTAATGAAAAAGTTAAGATAGAGGCTCTGAACAAAAAAATACTTTCAGAGATAACGCCTTATGTTTCTAGCTCTATATTAGACGGCAATAAAAAAATCCAACTTTTAATTGAAAAACAGCGCGTTCATGACGATCATAAATCATGAGTGGATCTGCCGCCAAAAGACTCAGACAGCTAATTGGATATGATAAAAAAAATCCAAATCCAATCCACAAAAAGCTTTACAATAAGCTGAAAAAGCGATACTCTTCTGCTGATCCCGATAAGTTTTGGGAAAGTGTTAAATTAAGATTCAACAATGAGTGATAATACCAAACTAAATGACGAATGGAAAAAGCGCGAATTAGGAGCGCTTTGGAGAGTTGACGGCAAAAAGCAATCCTTCTACAGTGGGTCTATTAAAGATTCAAATGGAGAAGAAATTAAGATTGTGTGCTTCCCAAACTCTTTTAAAGAGAAGGGTTCCAATCAGCCTGACATCAGGATTTATACCAGCAAAGAAGGCGATTAGCATGAGTGAAGAAGACATCCAAAAGCTTAAAGCTTATCTCACTTCTGAGATGGTTTCTAGGGTCACTCTAGCAGAAGCAATCAATATCATGCATAACTTGGCTACTCAAGAAGTTGAGGAGAATGTCAATAAAATGTCTGATGAGGAAAAAGCTAGTGCTCTTGAGGAACTATCTGCAAAAGTAGAATCTCAAAAAGAACAAACTACAGAGTCTGATTCAGGAGAATAGGTGTAAGACACTTAAAATGGCTTATACGCTCACCTTCCTAGACCATAGGTTATATCAAAGTTTATCTTTTGATGCCGACATTAAGTTTCCTGATTACTCAGAATATACTAAAAAATTCTGGATATTGAAGGAGTATGCTAAAACGTCATCAAAGATAAGCTTGGGCGAAAAAGATGAGAACCCAAGTGTAAAAACAAATTCTTCTTATAGTATTGAGAAATCATTTAAGGATGATGGAGAGCTTGTGGTAGAGTTGATACAACACATCAAATTTTCTGATGATTTTGATTACTTTGCTAAAGCAGAAATACAGGAGACTGAAGACGAAGAACTTGAGGCCATTTTTAGTGAAATTAAAGCTTGTGATTTTGATGTAAATAAAATCAAAGAACTTTTTCACGATTGTTTTGAACAATAACGTATTAATAACTGGTGCAGCTGGATTTATAGGTAAAAACCTATCAGCTTTCTTAGAGCACAGAGGATTTAAGGTTACTAGATTTGATAAAATTTTAGGTCATTCTGGCTATCCTGATATCTTAGATCAAGATATTGTAATACATCTTGGTGCTAATTCTAGCACCACAGAGACAAATCTAAGAAAGATTGTTTATGAAAACTTTGAGTTTTCAAAGAGACTGTATGAAATGTGTTCACGTATTGATGTAAAGTTTCAATATGCTAGTAGCGCCTCAGTTTATGGTATCTCTAGGAAATTTAAGGAGACTGATTTCTGCAAGCCCCTTAGCCCTTATGCTTTTAGCAAATATATGTTTGATTGCTGGTTGTTAAACCAAGATTACCCATATCAAGGATTTAGATACTTTAATGTATATGGATTAGGAGAAGAAAACAAAGGCAATCAATCTAGTCCAATTTCTACGTTTATTCAACAAGCCCAAAGAAATGGTGAAATAAAACTTTTTGAAAATAGTGAAAAGTATAAAAGAGATTTTGTATCTGTAGATGATGTTTGTGAAATGCATCACAGGATGCTAAGTGAAGAAGTATCAGGCGTATATAATGTTGGAACTTCTTGCCCTATATCGTTTAGAGATGTAGCAGAAATAGTTAAACAAAATATTTCCTGCACAATAACAGAAATACCCATGCCTAAAGAGTTAAAGGGGCAATATCAAAAGTTCACAAAAGCAGATAATTCAAAACTTATGAATGTTTGTGGAGATTACGAGTGGCAGACTGTTCAACAATATATAGAGCAAAACAAAGATACTTATCTTCAAAGATGATTGCCTTAATTAAATCTATTTTAAAATCTTTAGAGTTATATTTGTCTTTGAAAAACAAGACGTTTTATTTAAAATTAGTTAAAGATCATGAAAAAGAACGTAAATCAATTATACAAGAAATTGAAAATATTAGGACTAATGGTGGTGACTCTGACCGTGCTGACCTCTTGCGGGAACAACTCATCCGTAAAGACAGGGACTTTAAACATCTATCAACCTTCTACTCTGAATTTGAAAAAGGGGTTGACAGTTGAAACAGTTGATGGTTATTACACTCCTCAACAAGATGAAATTTGGCACTCTGATACTAGATTTAGAAAACTTGAGAGACAAATCTATTTTCCTAGTGGTAAATAAATCTTGAAAAATAACACATAACTTATATAATATAGCGAATATGAAGTCGATTGAATTCACACCAGAAGAGGCTCAGGCGGTCATCCAGCTTTTTGATGTTGCCTGTAAGAGTCAGGGTCTTGGGGTGGCAGAAGCTGCTGCTACTTTAACTAGAAAATTCCAACAAGCATTTGGAGAGCAAGCAGAGCCAGAGGTCGTAGAAGCCTCTGAATTTGCAGATTCTGTAGAGCCTCCTTCAGAAGATAGTGAGTAATTTATACTTGACTAGCTATTTTCTAGTGTAACAATAATCTCAGTTATGAAGAATCGTATTCTTACAACAATGATGATGGGTGCTGCTTTATTCAGCACGGTTAATGGAGCTACAGTTGCTGATATTTCAGTTGAAGCTGGCGTTTCTTACAGCAATCTGTCAACTAGTGGTGGATTAGCTATTAGAGATAATTCAGCATCTGCCTCTATTTCAGCAGAAAGCCCTCTTTCTGGAGGAACTCTAAATTTAGCTGTTGATCTTTTTAGAACCGACGATGAAACAGAAGCCGATGTATCTGTTGGCTGGGGCTTACCTGTTTCAGTTTTCGGAGCTACTATTGACACAGAGGTCTACTTCCAAAAGATTGATTCCTCTTTTGGGGGATGGGAAGAAGTTGGAGTAGCTCTTGGTTACTCGCTTGACTGGTTTGATCTTGAAGCTGCATTATGGCATGAACTTGGCACAAACGCTGGTTATGGAGTTGAACTCACTGTTTCCCGTGAATTTGCTACACCTGTCGATGGACTTAGTGCTAGCCCATTTGTAACGGTTAATTTCGCAGACTCTTACAACGCTCTTGAAGTAGGTGTTTCCGCAAAATATGTCATATCTGACGCTCTGTCGGTTGGCGCAAAAGTATCACTTAATGATAACGATGCAGGTGGCTCATACGCTCTTGATCAAGAGTGGATGGCTGGACTTGGCCTCACTTACAAGTTCTAAGTAACTTTATGAAAAAAGTAAATACTAGGGTCATTAGTGCGATCCGCAATACAAAAGGTCGGTTTTTTGGACTTTATACATCTAATGGAGAAGTTCTTAATGCTCAACTTAAGTCAGAAACAAGTAATTACGTTAATGTTTATGACCGTAACGCTGGTGTGAACCGCAAGTTTGCAAAAAACAATATTGCTGGAGTTCGCGTTGCAGAGAAAAATTTTGGTAAAGTTTCGTAACTTTATCAACTATACATACCAAACATATTAAGAACCCCCCGTAAAAAGGGGGTTCTTTTTTTTATTTTCGTGTAAAGTAAATATACATGGAACCTGAAAAGTCTTTGCTGAAGGAATTCTTGAATGGAGGATGGCTAGTCCCTCTTGTTGGGGCTGCCGCGATGTTTGCTAGACTTCTTTCAGGACAAAACGAACTATCAATAAAACAACAATTAAAAAGAATACTTACAGCTGCAATAGCTGCTGGTATAGCTTGGTTTGTATTAGAACAAACAGATGTGTCTTCCTTAACTAAAGCCATTACATATGGTATTATTGGTGTAGTTAGTCCAGAGGTTATAAGTGGAATCGTCAGATTAGGAGAGCGATTTGCTAAAAACCCCGAGCGATTTTTGAAAAAATGAGACCTAAATTTATAGTTTATTGTTTGGCTATTATATGCTTAACTTTTGGATGGAGAGGTTTAACTCTTACCGAAAAGATAGAATCTACTTTAGAGGAAAATGCTAGGCAAGCAGAAGCTTCGATAATGGAAATAGGGATGTGCTTTGACTGGTATGGCGTAATAATAGTCAATTCTGTTATTAAAACATCACATGGAGTTATATCTCCCAGTGAAATGATTGATGTCCTTCAAGAAGAGTCTAAAAACAAAGATGAATACCTAGAGGGCTACAAAGATAGTATTACAGAGGATGAAGCTGAATATGCAGACTTTGTTTTCACTCAAGAAGAAAAAATTAGTATATACGTGGATCAACTTATAAAGTGGGCAAGCACGAATCAAGTAGATAAAATAAAAGCCTCTGTTCCATTAATGTATCAAATGACAGATCCTACAATTGATGCTATAAATAATATTATGGATACAAAAATGTATTATAATGAGAAGCAATCAGAGAAACTGTATGGTCAAATAAATCAGTATAGGGACTTTATGATTCTTGCTATTCTTTTATCAATTGTAATGTCAATATGCACATCTAACAAAAGGCGCTGTATTTAAATGAATTTTAAAGGTAAAAAAGAAGTAGTTAAAGCCGTGCAAAAACTCATTGGTGTTTCTGCTGACGGTGCTGATGGTCCTGTAACTTGGAATGCTATACTGGCTAAACTATCTACAAAAGAAACAGCTGATGCTACTGGTAGCATAGCTGAGAAGATGGTCCAGTTAGCCCGTGCAGAAATAGGAGTATCAGAAGTTGATGGAAGCAACTGTGGTCCCAGAGTAGATGAATATAAAGCTGCTACTTGGTTAGACCCAGACAAGGGCTGGCCTTGGTGTGCTGCTTTTATTTGTTGGTTAGTGAGAGAATCTATAGATGGAGAGACTGTAGCATTTAAAAGACCTCAGACCGCTGGAGCTTGGGACTTTGAAAACTGGGCTAAAAAGCAAGCTGGCAATGGTGTTGAGTTAAGAAAACCTACAAATGAGGATATAAAAGCTGGCGATATAGTTGTATTTACCTTCTCTCACATTGGTATAGCGGTTAAAGACATTGATTCTAGTGGTTATGTAACTACTATAGAGGGAAATACGAACGGTGCTGGTAGCAGAGAAGGCGGATCTGTTTTAGAAAAGAATCGTCATGTATCTAAGATTAGAAGCAGAATAAGAATTCTTTAAAATTTACTAGATTTGCTATGATATACGACTATAATGTAGTCGTGCAAAAGGTTAAAATCAAGATCAGTAAATACGACATTTTTGACTACGCTGTTGGTCAGACCACTTTTGACCCTATTGAAAAGTGCATTGATCCAATGAGATATGAGGTTTTTGATACCTTTATATATGATACCAAACAAAAGAAAAACATAGATCAGTCAGAAGATTTTTGCCGTTTTTCTAAACAAGTTTCTCAATTGAGGTCTAACGCTAGAAAAATGCAACCTTCTGAGATAGATCAGTTATGTGAGGAGCTTGAAGAAATCGCTCCAAAATCTATTTCCATTTAAATTACGATAGTGTAATCTATACTGAAAGGATATAACATATTATGGACATAATCATTCAATTAATTCAAGACAACCCTTGGTGGGGAGTAGTTG